ATGCGGCGATCCAGCGATCCTGCGTCCAGGCCCATTACGTGTAGACCCGGAACGGTTGCAGCAACGCGTCGGCGGATACGCTCATCGGCACCTTGGACATCACACCGCTGCCAGCCGTCTCGCGGTTGCGGTACATGTCACCGACCATCAGCAGGATCGCGACGATGATCGGCGCCGGGACGGTCACGTAGCCGGCCTGATACGTAATCCGCACTGACCGGCTGTGGCCGCGCCATGCCCGCGTTGACGGCCACGACTTGCCCCAGGCCGTGCCGATGACGCCATCGCGGATCTCGTAGTTTGCTGGATCGAGCACGCGCTCGACGCCGGCAGTGTCGTCATAGACGATGTTGATGATTTCGAGCACCGGCGGATAGGGCAACGCGATCGGGTCATAGATGAAACCGTCTAGGCCAGCTTCGAGCGTCTGCTCGCCGATGGCGCGCCCGAGCCAGCCGTCCGGGCCATCGATATGTCCGGTTGCCGCATCGATGAACGCGCCGATCAGCGCGTCGTCGTCATCACCGTCCACCCGCAAATGCTGTTTCGCCTGGTCGAGAGTGACGACGCGCTCGGCTGGCGTGATGACAACGACACGCTGCATCAGGATTTCGCCTCAGATTTCGCGGCCTTCTTCGGTTTTGGCTCTGGCGCGCGGGTTGCTCGTTTGCGCTTGAGCAGGTCAGCTGCCTGCGCGGGAGATGCTTCGAACTGCTCACCCCGACGCACGATACCGTACGCGCCCTGCATCGTTGCGGTCGCTCGTAGCTTCACCATGTGAGAATCCTTAGGTCATCGTCCCGACCTGAGCCGGGCCGATTAGGCTTGAGATCAACCGCCGACTGGGGCGGCTGCCGCAGGAGTGAACGGCCCGGTGACGAATGCCTCCGGCCGTTTGACGGCGAGCGCGACGCGCTCTTCGCACCGGATGGTCACCATGTTCTTTTCGAAATCGTCCGCGTTCTCCGTCGACACGACGACGTTTGCGTCTTCGCGATCGAACAGCTGCGCGCCGGACTGGAACGCGCCGGTCAGAAACTCGCCTTCGAATTCCGGGACGTCGGTCGGCACGACGGGCAAGCCCCAGAGGACCGGACCGGCAAGCGACTGCGGGTTGGCGAAGATATACCGACCGTTCTGATCCTTGGTCAGTTCGATCCGCGCCCAGTCCATGAAGTGCAGGACGAAGCCGGTCGACGGAAGACGAGCCAGCTGGGACTGGAGCATCGCCAGGCGAAGATCATCGATCGGCGTCTGGAACGCTACCTCGAACGCCGGGTCGAATGCCTGCGCCTGTGGGACAATGCCGTCCAGATGGACGCCGGTACCGTCACCGAACAGGATTTCCCGCTCTTCGGCGAACTTCAGGCCATACCGCATTTCGGCGTCGACGGTGCTCTGCAGCTGCGCAAAATCGTCGAGGATCTGCTTCGACGCCTTGAACAGATGCGCGATCGTGGCGACTGCCGTGATCTTGGTATCGAAGCTGATCGTCGACTCAGGCTTCTTCGTGTTTTCCGCCACGACTGCGGCGTTGTTCACGAACCCGGTCTGCTGGACCCAGAAGATCGCAGGCGAGGTCGTACGCCCCGGTGCGATCAGGTCGCGAATGAAGAGGCGCTGCTTTGGTGCCTGGTCGATCCCCGGCAAGCGCTGCGGCTCGACGACGCCACCGGCAACGCCGGTACTGACCAACGCGTTCTGTACGTCGGTGATCGCGAGATTGAGGCGCTGCCCGCCCTGCAAGGACGCGCGGAACTTCTCGAGCTTCTCTTTCTGCGCGACCATCTGCGCACCGACACTCTTCGCCGTCTCCGCCCCGCCCGGGCCGCCACGACGCACCGAACGCTGCTCGACCTCACCCAGCTGCGCTTTCAACTCGTCCACCTTGCCGGCGAGACCGTTATGCTCGACCGCCATCTTGTCGACGGACGCCTTGGTCTCCTCCGACAGCTTCCCGAAATTCTTGACCTCGGTAAGCGTCTGCTCCGCCTGCTTGCTGAACTTGTCGCTGACCTTGCCGAGTTCGGCGGTCAGTTCGTTCAGCAGCTTCGGCACATCGCCGTGACCGTCAGGCCCACGCATGTAGCGACCCTTTCGGGCTTCGGCAGGCGTCATCGCTCCGAGCGCCGCCATTGCAACGCCCGCCATCATCATCTTACGCATTGTCGTTCTCCTGGCCGCTAGGCCGCTATGAGCTTCAGGCGGGCAAGGGCGAGGCCCAGCCCGGTTACACCGTGCGAGACGGCATCATCGTCGCCAGCGCCCGGCGTGGCGTCGTCATGACCAGCGCGCGGCGTGGCCGTGATTTCTTGGAAGAGAGCGCGGCGTTCTGCGCGAGGCATGCGCTCGCCCTTCGCCAAGGCTGCATCGATCTTTCGAAGGGCAGTCGCCTCGGCTTTCGGCTCGATCGCGATTGCATCGTTGGATAGCAGACCGGTCGCAAACTTTTGGGCTACCGCTTCCTCCCCAGTCAGGAAGGTTTCGTCGTCCATCATCTTGGCAACGGCAGACCGCGTCAGGCCGGTGCGGTCTGCGTACAGGCCCGCCATTGCCCCGTCGAATTGCTCGAGCTTATCAGCGATGTCGCGCTTGTCGTGCCGGTTGCCGCTGTCGGAGATGTTGGCATTGTGGATCATGAGGAAGCCTGCCTTGGCCACCAAGATCTCGTCTCCTGCCATTGCTACCAGCGACGCGGCTGATGCCGCGATGCCCAAGACATTGATCGTCACCTTGTGGGGGTGTTCCCGCAGCGCATTGTAGATTGCGAGGCCTTCGAACATGTTCCCGCCGGGGGAGTTCATGTTCACTACGACGTCTCGGGCACCGATCGCACGAAGCGCGCCCATGATCCGCCGGGCAGTGATTCCCTCACCCCAGAAATCTTCTCCGATCGGACCAAGGATCGAGATTGCGTTCTCCTGCGGGTCCGCGGCGGTCACGTTGTCGTCGTATCGAGCCAGCGCCGTAGCGCCGAGCTCGGGGGCGGAGGCGGCTACAACGCCAATCTCCAATTTCGGAAGGGTGCGCTTGCTCACTGGTTACCTCCTTGTGGGCTTCCCATCGGCCGCGGGCGATTAGCCTGGTCGATGGGCACGAGCGTTGAATTGATGAACAGCTGATCGCCACCGGGGGCGGGCGGCAGGTTTTCCTTCCGCCGCCATTCGTTCGGCATCAGCGCACCGTTCTGGACCATCTTCGACAGGAGTTCGGCGCGGGCTGCACTATCTGCCCGAAGGATGCCTTCGACCGCGAACTCGACGAATAACCCGCGTGCACGGTCCGCAGGGCTCATCAGCCGCTTCTTTGCCGCCTGTTCGATGCGGATCAGATAGGATCGCAGGCCCAGCGACAGCCAGCCGAGCATGATCTGCTCAATGCCCGACCCCCACATCGTCTGTCCCTGCGACGCATGGCCGATCAGGATGGGAGGAACGCCTAGCCAACGGCAGACGTCTTCCACGTTGAACCGTCGCGAGAGGATCAACTCTGCATCCCGCGGAGTAATGTTCACGCTTCGGAAGTCGACGCCGCCTTCGAGGATGCCCGCCCAGGGGGCGTTTGCTCCGCTGTTGGCGTCGACCAGCGTACGCTTCGCGTCCGTGCGCTGCTCGGGCGTCAGAGGCCTTGCCGCGGGGGGCATGATGAAGAACCCCTTCGACCTGAGCCCCTTGGAGAACGTCTGCCCGGCTTGGCGTTCCGTCGCCTTTGTCAGCCCTAACGTCTGCCGCGCGTAACTGACGGGCGACATGCCGAGGTCGCCGTCGCCGAAACCGCGGATGTGAAAGACTTTCGGCTCCGGAAGCGTCTCAAGCTTGCCCCGGTCATAGAACCGGTATTCGAGAGAGCCGTCATCCTTACGCGTCACGGTGGTATCGGCTGGCATTCGTTCAAGGGAGATCAGGCGACCATCACCCGCGGTCGTCTTTTCAGCGTAGCCGTTCCCCCCGGTGCAAAGCGCGCGGCCTTCCCAGAACTCGACTGCCGTCTGATCGGCGTTGGGACTGTCATGCAGCAGGGCGTAGAGTGGGTGGTCCGATACGGCCCGTTTGTCGCCATTAGGTGCCCGCTCGTAGACCGAGATGGGCAGCGTCGCGATCGTCTCGGAGATCAGCCGCGCGCACGCCCAGAACGCCGAAAGCTGCATTGCGCCATGCGCGCTGACATGTTCGCCCGAGAAGTTCTCGCCCGATCCATGAATTGCTGCCCACATGCCATCGTCCGCAGGCTGCACGCCGATTGGACGCTCGCGCCAAAATTGCCACCAAGACATTAAGCGGTCACCGCGTTTGCTAGGAAGTCGCTCAAGTCTACGCCTCCTGCTTCTGGGTTTCGGGTCATAAGGGTTACGGCGTTGAACATCGCCGCGAGGGGGTCGATCTTTGCGCCTGGTGCCGACTTCACGATTGCAACCGCGCTAGTGCCGCGCGGCTCCATCTTCGCGTTGCCGACGCACCATTGCATCAGGGCAGTGCCGGCGTGCCGCATGGTGCGCGCGGCTAGCTTGCGAGCCGAACCCTTGACCGCCCCGCTGAGCTTATAACCCTGCGGGATGGACAT